AAGAAGTTCCTGAACCTTTGTAACGATACCGACTCTAACAATCGAGCTGAAGCTCTTGATGATGTGAGGTTTTGCGCTGGAGATCAATGGCCAGTTGATGTGCAAAATAGCCGAGTTCTAGAGTCTAGACCTTGCTTGACAATTAATAAGGTAGATGCCTATGTTCGTCAAATCTGTAATCAGATCAGACAGCAAAGACCTCGCATTAAAGTCCAAGGCATGAACAATGAAGCAGATGCCAAATTAGCTGAGATTCTTAGTGGTGTTTGCCGACATATTGAATACCAATCCTCTGCTGATGTCGCATACGATACGGCAGTTGAATATGCGGTCAAGATGGGTTGGGGTTATTTTCGAGTAATGACCGATTACATTTCTGATGATTCCTTTGAACAGGAAATCTATATCAGACCAATCGACAATCCTTTTACAGTCTATTTTGATCCCAACTCACAGTTACCTGATGGATCGGATGCAGAGCGTTGCTTGATTACGACTGTCGTTAGTAAAAAAGCCTTTAAAGCTATGTATCCTGATAAGGATGATGGTCAAGGCTTTACTAGCCGAGGAACTGGTGATTCGGATGCAGAATGGGTTACTAAAGAAGATGTTCGGATTGCTGAATACTTCTACACAGTCAAGACTCCTACAAAACTAGTGCTATTGTCAGATGGAACTAGCGTTTATCAAGACGAGTTGCCTAGTGAAGAAGCTCTAGCAGATGCTGGAATTACCATCATTGAGCGTAGAGATACCTACAAGAAGCAAATCAAATGGTGCAAAGTAACAGCTATGCAAGTGCTTGAAGAAGGTGATTGGGCTGGTAAATACATCCCCATCATTCCTGTCTATGGTCAGTCTTGCATTATTGATGCCAAGCACAAGAAGTTTGGCTTGGTCAGAATGGCAAAAGATCCACAGCGTATGTATAACTACTGGACTACAGCTTTGACAGAATCTGTCGCTTTAGCTCCTAAAGCCAAATGGTTACTTGCTGAAGGTCAAGACGAAGGACATGATATTGAATGGAATCAAGCCAATATCAAGGCAATGCCTGTATTGCGTTATAAGCAAACCGACTCAGAAGGCAGAGTAGCTCCTCCACCAACTCGCATACAACCTGAGCCTCCTCCTGCTGGAATCGTTACAGCAACTCAAGGAATGTCTAACGACTTAATGACTGTCGTAGGTATCTATGATCCTAGTCAGCTCCCACAAGGAAACATCTCAGGTAAGGCTTTGAATGGTCAGCAACAGCAAGTCGATATGGTGAATTTCCACTATTACGACAATCTGACTCGCTCTATTGCTTACACAGGTCGCATTATTCTTGATCTAATTCCTAAGATTTACGATACCGAAAGAGTTTTGCGGATTATTGGAGCTGATGAAAAGCCTGAAATCGTTACCCTAAATCAACGAGTAACGGATGAACAAGGTGTCGAAAAGATCCTCAATGATGTATCTGTTGGTCGCTATGATGTGGTTATGGATACAGGGCCTGGCTTCTCAACCAAGAGAACCGAAGCTGTCGAAAACATGATGACTTTACTCGCTGCCGATCCTAACCTTATGCACACTGCTGGCGATCTAATCTTTAGAAATATGGATTTCCCAGGCGCTGAAATAATTGCCGACAGACTTGCAGCATCCAATCCATTAGCTCAGATTGATGAGAAATCAGATGTTCCTCCTCAAGTTCAGATGCAATTGGCACAAGCTCAACAGACGATTCAGCAGTTACAGCAAGAAAAGCAGATGTTGGCTATGGACATCAAATATGGCGCAACAATGCAACAAGCCAAAGAAGATGCTCATACCAAACGCACTCTTATGGAAACAACTGCTAGAGCCTATAACACTCAGACAATGGCAGAAGTTAAGGTCAATGACCAAAATACTCGCTCCATTACAAGTCAGAATAAGACAGAAATTGATGCGATTGTTAAGCTACTTATCGCTAATCTCGATACAAGACAGTTGGAAGCTGAGATTGAGCGTAGAAATGACGAGCAATTTGCCTATGCAAAGGAAGCTGCTAGTGACATAGCGCATGAGTCCAACCCCTTAACTGGAGCGCCTCAGACTAACATTCCTATGCCTCAAAGAGATGTAGCTTTAGAGCCAATTCAACCTCAACCTATGCAACAACCTATGCAACCCCAACAACCAATGCCACAAGGAGTCCAATAATGCCTTTAGTAACTAGCGGAAACAGAGAAGATTTCATTAAGTCCGAAATGGATAAAAAAGCTGGAAAGCCTAAATATGATGAACCTGATTACGACAAAATGAGCGCTGGAGCTAAAGAATTAGCGCTTCATGCCGATAATGACGAACATTTATATCGCTCAAGTCATATTCCTATTGTCAAAAACTTACAAAAGAAAATGAAAAAAGGTGTTTACGCACAAGACCAAGCTCGTAAGTTATGGGCTTATCATGCTGATCGAGCAGCTCAATCCTATGCCAAAGAGCATGGTGATAAAGATACTCCTTGGCACAAAATGTTTTCTCCAGCAGAACGCAAAGAGGCAGCTCATCATTTTGAGAGCGCTCATAGGGGTTTAGTTGAAGATGATACAAATTACAAATCATAAGGAGTCCAATAATGCCAAGCCCAACTTTAGGAACAAGATTAATCAAGAAATTTGGTGATGATGCCCACAGGTCTGAAGTAAGACACAGTAAAGAATGGGAAGAATACCAAGTTCATCACTATGAAGATGGAAAACATATGGGGGAAGGCCCTGTTTCCTATCATGGAGATGACAAAGAAGATGCTATGGATACAGCAAAAATGGCTTACGAGCAAAGAGCCAAAAAGCGTGAGAAAGCTGAGAGTCCTAACCGATCAATTGTTACTTCTGAGAATCGTAAAGATTTTATTGAGAAGAAGTTAGCAGAAAAGAAATAATATTGTTTTAAATAAGTTTTGGTGGTAAAAATGAAGTGTTTTAAACCTACCAATGGGATCATTGGGTTAAATCTTGAGGAAAACTCATGGCAGAAGTGCAAGAAGCAAAACAAGCTGGAAATGTAGTAACAAGTGATAATTTAGCTGAATGGACTATGAATCGTCTTGGTTTAGCTACCGAGGAAGCTCCTGTTGAGGCTGATGAAGTTGAGGAAACTCCTGAATCAGAGCCGATAGTTGAAGCTGAAGGTGAGAGTGAACAAGAGTCAGAACCTGAAGCGAAAGTAACAGAGGAACGGAAACAAAATCCTAAACTCGAAAAGCGGTTTTCAGAGCTTACTAAGGCTCGTAAATTGGCAGAAGAAAATGCTGCCAAGGCACAAGCTGAAAAAGAGGCTTTGGAGGCTAGACTTAGGGAATATGAAGAACGGAACGCTCCACAGCAAAAGGTGGAAGATCCAATCGGAACAGAACCTAGGGCAGATCAGTTTGATGATGCTTTTGAATATGCAAAGGCATTAGCGGAATGGTCGGCTGAGAAAGCGTTATACGATAGGGATCAGCAAGAAGCGACTCGCAAAGCTGAAGAAGAACGCTCTAAAGTTCTAAAAACTTGGAGTGAGAAACTAGCCAAAGCGAAGCCTAATTTAGCTGATTTTGATGAGATTGTTGAATCTACTAAAGTCGTTGTAAGCAATGAAGTTAGGGATGCAATTATTGAATCGGATGTTGGCCCTGAGATTCTTTACCATCTAGCTAGTCTAGAGGAAGAAGAAGCTGAGAAGTTCCAAGCATTGCCTGTTCATAGAGCTTTGAGAGAGATTGGGAAATTGGAGGCTAAATTTGAAAAGCAAGAAATTGCTGAAGAAAAGCCTGTAAGTAAGCCTGTTACTCAGAAGTCTAAAGCACCTGCTCCTCTTAGTCCTATAAGAGCAACTGGAAGTGCAATGGAAACACCTATTGGCTCAGATGGTGAGTTTCATGGGTCTTACCAAGCATGGAAGGCAGCTCGTAAGGCAGGAAAGATCAGGTAAACCCTAATTTCTTTTAAGGAAAAGAGAAAATGAGTAATACCTTATTAACCATTAGCAAGATCACCAACGAAGCGTTGATGGTCTTGGAAAACGAATTAACTTTTACATCTGAAGTAGATCGTAACTATGATGACCAGTTTGCTGTAGTCGGTGCAAAGATTGGTAACACAGTCAATGTCCGTAGACCTGGTCGTTTCATTGGAACGACAGGCCCTGCGCTTAATGTTGAAGATTTCAACGAAACTTCAGTTCCTGTAACCCTTTCAACCCAGTTCCATGTGGACACACAGTTCACTACTCAGGATTTGGCATTGAGCTTGGATATGTTCTCTGATCGTGTTTTGAAGCCAGCAGTTGCTGCTATCGCCAACAAGATTGACTTAGATGGCTTAACAATGGCTAAAAACAGCACCTACAATACTGTAGGAACGGCTGGAACTCCTCCAACTGGTCTTATTACCTTCTTGAACGCTGGTGCTTACCTTGATTCTGAAGGCGCTCCTCGTGATGGTCGCAGAGCAGTTGTTATTGATCCATTCTCAAGCGCAACGATTGTTGATAGCTTGAAGGGTCTGTTTGTTCCACAAGAAGCTATTTCTGCTCAGTATCGTAAAGGCTTGATGGGTCGTGATTCAGGCGGTATGAACTGGAAGATGGATCAGAACATTGTGAACCAAACTTACGGATCATTCGCTGGAACAGCTACAGTCAATGTGACTACAGCTACTGGCTTCTTGACTAGCGGTTGGGCTTCCAATGCCAACATTACTTTGACTTTGACTAACACAGTTAGCCTAAATCAAGGTGATACTTTCACTATTGCTGGTGTATTCGGTGTAAACCCACAGAATCGTCAGTCTTACGGCAAACTGCGTAATTTCGTAGTTAATACTGCTGTTAGTGGAACTGGTGGAACTATTACAGTCAATGTATCTCCTGCTCCAATCAGCGCTGGTCAGTTCCAAAACATCAGCGTAACAAGTTCAGGCGCACAATCTGTAGTTTTCTTCAATAGCTCAGGAACTGTCAGCCCACAAAATATCCTCATGCACAAGAATGCGTTTACTCTCGCAGTAGCCGATCTTGAGTTGCCTGAAGGTGTTCATTTTGCTGGTCGAGCAAGCGACAAGGAAATTGGTCTGTCAATGCGTGTGGTTCGTCAATACACCATTAACAACGACTCCATCCCAACTCGTTTGGATGTTCTGTATGGTTGGGCACCTCTCTATCCTGAGTTGGCTTGCCGTATCGCATCTTAATTTTTAGCTAACGAAAGGAATAAATCATGGCTAATCCAGGACCAGCATCAACAGTATCCACAGTCTATCTATTCAACGGCAATGCAGCAGATGGTGTTGCCCTTGGTATAGCTAGTGGAAAAATCGGCTTTTATGGCGAAACTCCAGTAGTGCAAGCAAGCGCAATTACTACAATTGCAACGAACGCTACAGGAACAGCAATTTCTACAGCAGTTAATAGCATCATTACTGCATTGCAGAACATTGGTGTAACAGCTTAATCATGTCGTAAACCAAAGCTCACTCCCAAAAGGGGTGGGCTTTTTCTTTTGTGAAGGGAAGAAATGCACATAACTATCGCTATTCCAGCCTATACAGGCTCAGTCTATATGGCAACTATGAGATCCTTGGTAAACGATCTTGTAATGCTAGTTTCTAGGGGAGATACATTTACCCTTATTGATGACATAGGAAGCGCTTATATAGCCGATTGTCGAGGCGCTATAGCCTCCAACTTTCTAAAGACAGAATCAGATTGCCTAGTTTTTGTGGACTCAGATGTAGCTTGGGAAAAAGGCGCTCTTTTACGACTTGTGGATCATAAAGTTGATCTAGTCGGTGGAATTTACCCTTATCGAATTGAAGATTTAGGTTTTCCAATTAAATACCTAGATAAACCTGAACTTTGGGCAGATCCTGAAACTGGTTTGCTAGAAGTCGCTGCCATTCCTACTGGATTTATGAAAATCAGTCGGCATTGTTTAGAACAAATGATTCAAGCCTATCCTGAACAATACTTCCATGATGGAGCTAAAGACAATTTGTTTTATGACCTTTTTGCTCACATTGCCGATGGTGATAAAAAATACGGAGAAGATTATTCTTTCTGTTTTAGGTGGAGCAAATTAGGCGGTAAGGTTTGGTGTGATCCTGAAATTAAAATGGGTCATACAGGAAATAAAACTTTTGTAGGTCATTTCGGAGATTGGCTAAGAAATCGTTAATATTATTGAATATTTACAAAAAAATAGGATAATGGGGTAGTAGTTCAACCCTCTTTGCAGAGGAAAAATCATGCCATCTACAACTCTTGCTCGTGGAAATGCAATTAGCACTTTCTACATTCAACCATCTTTAACCCCAGCCGCAGTCGCAGCTAATATTACTGCTTCACAAACATTTACTATTGCTGGTTTATTAACAACCGATCATGTTGCAATAGCTTGTGCTGCCGATCAAACTGCTGGCATTTTTATTGCTGATGTTCGAGTTTCAGCAGCCAATACATTAAGTGTTCAATTCGGTAATATTACTAGTGGTTCATTAACTCCAACAGCAGGTAATTACATAATTGATGTTATTCGTATTGAAGGTTCTTATCCTGCAACAGCAGTCTAATTAAGGACAAATCATGTCTAATACTATCGTTTTGCGATTACAAGCGCAGACTACAGCTTTATCGGTAGGAGCTTCAGCTCATGCTGCTGTTACTGTTTCTTCAGTAGGCAATAACCAAGTCAATTACGCAGCGTTTTTAAATGCTGGCGCTAATTCAGTAGCTATTGAAATTTCTTCAACAACAATTACAGCTAAAACAGCTACACTTCCTGTTGATGGAACAAATGGTTCTTTTGTATTGCCTCCTTTGATGACTCAACCTATTGTTTTAGCTACTCCTGCCAATAACTTTCAAGTATCAGCTATTGGTTCTGCTACAGGCCCTGCTCTTGTTTATATAACGCCAGTTGGGAATCAGTCTT